GTCTTAACTCTACGCTATACCTACATTATCTAAGTTACTAATACCTCTATATGCCCCTGTAAGCCCATCTAAGGCTTTTCTAAGGGTTGCCCCTTGGCTTACTATACCTTTAGATCTAACTGTCCACACAGAGCATGACAGAGCGTTAGGGATTAGTGAACCGTTAGTGATTGAGTATACGTTGGTTATTAGCTGGCGTTTTGCGTTCATGTTATGTAATCCTATTGGTTTCTATTGGTTAACTAAATGTGGTCTATATGTCTCGTTAAATGCTTTAGTAGACGTATTGTGACCATAATGTAACTCTAGCTCTGATAGTGGCGGCAGGTTGACTATAGGCTCTGAGGTCTCACCACTAAGATGTAGATGGATATCATAGTTGTAAGAGTTGTTCCCGTTGCCGCTGATAGTCTTAGCCATTAGTGTTCCACTTCATATAAGAAGTAATCGTTAGGTTTCATCATCTTGCTTTTATAAGTACAAGCCTCTTTATGTGTCATAGGGTATAAGTAATCACAGCGGTATATACGGTGCCTACAATCAACAAAACCTACCTTATAGAGTCTATCTTTAATGGGCACTGCCTCTAGAGTATCCATTAGTAATCAAAGCTCTCAGTACACTCGCTGATAATGTCTGAATCATGTTGCAAGAGCGTGTAGATGTCTTCTTGTTGCTCGTAGTCATCTTCTAGTATTGAGGTGTCACTAAGTGGGCGTTGGTTGTTTGTGGTTGACATAATGTTAAACCTTTAGTTAATAGTTGAGTGTTAGTTAGTGTTAAGCTGCGTGTAACTGCTTAAGAAAGAAGACAGCCTCTTCGCTGGTGTATCCTAGTAGAGTGTAATACTCAAGGTAGTTTAGGATAGTTTGGATAGTCATAATGTCTCTCCTGTAGTTATATCAATGTTTCTTATGTAGCACTCTTTAGCTATTAAGGTTAGTTCTTTAAAGCTCTGTAAGTCTAATACAGAAGAGCTGCACCCTAGGCCTACTGTTTCATGCTCAAAGCGTAACCTAGCGAGTATAAGCAACTTACCAAGCTCTTCGTGTGACTGACTAGATAGTCTAATTGTAGTCATGATGTCTCTCTCTTAATGTTGCTGCTCGTTGGAGTTGATTCATATTAAACAACGTCTAATCATAACGCAAGCGTTAATTACAATTAAATAGTAAATAAACAAACAATAGTTAATAAACCCCAATAACAGGAGGTCTGCCAATGGGCGATCCGATAAAGACAATCACTGGCAATAAATATTCAACACCGTTATACGACAATCTTAGACCTAGATACCAGTTGTTTCTCGATGAGTACTGTATCGCTCTTAATGGACCAGCAGCAGCACGGCACGCATCTTATAAAGGTAGTCACGCAACTCTTATAAAGAGATCGAATGAGATATTGAGTCAACCCGAGGTGCATAAAGCTCTCAAAGAGTTGATGGAGGTCAAGCACGAGAAGTTAGAACAGACGAAGGCGAGCATGATAGCTAGAGTCCAGATTCAAGCGACCGTTACGATCTCTGACTTGGCTAAGTGGTGTGAAGTAAAAGACAAATGGGTTATGAGGTCACCGAAGGAAGTGGATGATACCTATAAGTGCTGCATGTCTCTAGTCACGCTGTCACGAGAAGGACAAGTCGTCTTCAATCAGGGTTCTCAAGATAAAGCACGTAAAGCCCTAGCTGAGCTACTCCTTTGGGACCAAGCGCAACCATCGACTATGCCCGTTCACTTCGACTTCTCAGGCCTCAAGACTACGGCATACATTAAGAACGATAAGAAAATCACACCTGACAAGTAGCAACCATGAGTAGCGCCAGCTCTAACCCATTGATAACAAAGAAAACGCCCAACTCTTTAAGTGTTGCGGTCTCGTTGCTACAGGTGGCTATCTGGCTCTATTAACCGACCCCCACCCCCTTATATAGAGCGGATAGATGCGGTGGCTGGAGCATGGCATTGTGAAATTTATTATTATTTATACTGAGGGATTAGGTCATTTAGTAACCTATTAGCCCACCATCAGACCCCTTATTTCCACACCAGAAGTTCCCCTGCATTAAACCAGAAGTTAACACATAGATTAACTCGGTCTTTAGCCTATTAAATATACAGAGAAACCCTATGTCTGACGCATTAGTTAATCCTGCGAGCAGTATCCAAGTAAAGTATGAAGCCAGCCCTACTGGTTACGACTTCCATAACTCTAATGCTGACATTAGGTTAGTGATGGGAAATGTAGGTTCTGGTAAGTCAACTATGATGATTATTGAGTTAATCATGATGGCTATGATGCAGAAGCCTGATAAGTACAATAAGCGATCTAGTAAGTGGCTACTGGTCAGAGAGACCTATCCTCAGTTAAGAAATACAGTCTATGAGTCCTTTAAGTTATGGCTTAAGCCTAATGAGTCTACTTGCCGTTATACAGAAGGTGCGCCTATGCGTATTAGGTGGAAAGATAATTTAGCTGATGGTACGACTATGAATGCTGAGTTCATCTTCATGGCTGTAGCTAAACCACAAGACTATGAGAATCTTAAGTCACTAGAATTAACAGGAGCGTTTATCAATGAGTGTGGCGCTATGGATTATGATGTTGTCACGACTGTCTTATCTCGTCTTGGTCGTTTTCCTGCACCTGTTGATGCTGTTGATGTTGATGACCCTATTACTCGTGTTTCTCTTATCATGGATACGAACCCACCTGAAGATGACGGATGGGTAGCCGAGAAGTTTAATACTACTCCTAAAGGTTGGGAGCTATGGCAGCAGCCACCTAGTTTAATCAAAGACTCTACAGCAGAGGATGGTTATATCTTAAACCCTTTAGGTGAGAACTTCAGATACCTAGGAGTTGGCGCTCAGGCTTACTATTTAGATAAAGTACCCTCAATGACTACCGAACAAGTTAGTGTCTTATTCTGCGGTAACTTTGGTGTCACTCAGAACGGTAAGGCTATTTATCGCCGCCAATGGTCAGATGACTATCACATGGCTAAGGCTGGACTTACAGCTATTGCAGGTGAGCCTATTCTACTAGGATGGGATTGGGGTCGTGGTGGTGAGGCTTGTATCATCGGACAGAAGATGCCTAACGGTCAACTCCGAATACTCCATGAGATAGTAGCTGACAATATAGGTCTCTATGACTTCGCTAAGAACTTTGTAGTCCCTATCCTAGAAGAGTTCTATCCTAAAGATAAGTACGCCATTAAGTCTGTAGGTGACCCAGCAGGTATAGCAGGTCATGGGCTATCTTCAGCTGGTCTCAACTATTTTGATGTCTTAAACAATTCGAAGACCGGCGTGTTTCATGGATGGTTCAACACTGTGCCAGCTAGAGGTAATAACCATTCGGAGCTAAGGCTTAACTCAGTTCGTCACTTCTTAACCGAGAAGACAACTAACGGTAGCCCATTGTTTCAACTTAACAGAGATTGTGGAGCCTTACGAAAAGGCTTTAATGCAGCTTACTGTTATGAGCGAAAGCAAGTCATGGGAAAGGCTCAATACAAAGATGCTCCTACTAAGAACGATGCGTCACACCCACATGATGCCCTTCAATATCTATGTCTATTAGCACACCCTCATTATGAACGACTGTTACAACATACAGAGTTTGTTACCAGGAAGGCTATAGACCCTGTAACTAATTATTAAATTTAAGGAAATAGTATGTCCACATTCTCAAAAGCATTAGAAGACCTTAAAAAAGGAAAGTCTGTAGCTCGCTTAGGTTGGAATGGAAGAGGTATTTTTATTGTACTTCAAAACCCCGACGAGCACAGTAAAATGACTAGCCCTTATATTTACATCGACACAACAGGCTTAGAAACTACCAACGAAGCTGCGCCTAAAAGCTGTGTCCCTTGGTTGGCTTCCCAGACGGATATGTTAGCTGAAGATTGGTCTATTATAACGGAGTCCTAAGATGGACAAAGAATTTAAAGATGAGTATGACCTAGAGTTTGCTAGTGATGACTCTATCCCTGAAGAAGAACTCTCAGAAGACCAGAAGAAACTGCGAGACAGCGCTGGTCTTATTGCTTTCTTAGCCTCTGAGAAGAATCAAGCTATCAATGATAAGAGAGAGTCTATAGAAGGTCGTCTAGTTAACTCTGCGCGAGCTTATAAAGGTGTTAGAGATAAGGACGGTCAAGAAACTTTAGATGAACAATTCGATTCACCTAAAGTCTACAATCGTGTCTACCATAACATTACTCGTCAGATTACTAATGATGGAGTCTCTCAATTAGGTGACTTACTGTTTCCTAGTGATGACAAGAACTACGGTCTTAACGCTGCTCCTATAGCTGAGCCTGCATTAGCCTTGGCTAGTGAACCCGCAGTTGACTCAGAAGGTGAGCCTTTACTAGATGCTGAAGGTCAACCTTTAACAAACCAACAGGCTCACAATCGAAGAGTAGAGAGAGCTAGACGTAAGACTAAGCGTATGTTTACTAAGTTAGACAGCGCTCTAATAGCCGCCTCTTATCCCTCTAAAGGTAGACAGTGTATTCGAGATGCAGGTATCTATGGTACTGGTATTCTTAAAGCTCCTATCCCTAATAAGATAAGTAATAGATGGGCTAAGAAGAAGGGTGGTGCTTATGGTCTAAAGGGCTCTGAGCTATTAGAACCTGATGTGAAGGTGGTCTCCCCTTTTGACTTCTTTCCTGATATGTCAGCTACGGCTCCGGAAGAATGGGGTTATACCTGGGAGCGGTCTTACCTACTACCTCAAGACCTACAGAAACTAGCAGCTAAACAAGACTTTGATAAAGGTGCTATCTCTCGAATACTAGCGACACCTCCTAATAGCTATGACTCACTTGCTGATGAAGCTAGAGAGACTGCTCGTGAAGAGTCCTTTAGTAAGAACTTAGCGAACAGTCGTTATGAACTATGGGAGCGTAGAGGTTACTTACAGCGTAAGCATCTCTTAGCTGCTGGTGTTAAGTTTACATCTAAAGATGAATACATTGATTGTGTAGTCTGGGAGATGAACGGTGAGCCACTAAAGGTTGTCCCCTCGCCCTATGAGAAAGACGATACAGTTTACTCAATATTCAATTGGGATGAAGACCCATTAAGTGTCTTTGGTTATGGCATTACTTATCTAATGTCTGACCCTCAACATGTCTATAACACTGCATGGCGAATGGCTATTGATAATGCGGGTGTCTCTGCGTTACCACAGGTTGTAATCGATAAGTCTCAGATAACCCCTGCTGATGGCTCTAATGATTATGCAATAACATCAGGTAAGGTATGGTTACGATCTGGTGAAGTCTATTCTACAGAACGTAATGATAAACCCTTTGAAATATTCCCTATCAAGCAAGACATTAGAGAACTATTTGCCTTTATGGATAAGGCGGAGAATGCAGCTTATGAGCTTACAGGTGTCACTAGGGTAGAGAAGAATAAGCAGATGACTGATAACGCTCCTGTAACATTAGGTGCTACTCAGATTCAACAGAATAACTCATCTGTTAGTCGTCGGTCTCAAGCTAGACGTTATGACGACCAGATTACCGCTACTCTAATCGCTCGCTTCTATAATTACTTTATGCAATTTGAAGAAGACGATGACCTTAAGGCTCCTATGGTAGTAGAACCTAGAGGCAGCACTATATTACTGTCTAAGGAACTACAGGCTAACAACCTAATGCAGTTCTTCCAGATAACTCAAGGTGGAACGTCAGAAGGCGTTAAGACACTACCACTATTGAGAGCTATATCTAACTCTATGCAGCATCCAGAAGGTCAATTCCTTGATACGGATGACGAGTTGGCACAGAAAGCTCAACAAGCAGAAGAGAATCCTCCTGAGCCAGACCCCATGATAGCTATGGAAGAGAGGAAGCTAGGTGTTGCTGAAGCTGACATTGAATTACGTCAAGCTGACATGCAAATTAACGCTCAAATGGAGCAGACTAAGTTTCAACTAGAAGCTGAAGTGCAAGCTAAGAACTTTGAGCTTGAATATGCGAAGTTAGATGCTAAAGCACAAGAGAGCATGGGTAAAAATAGCGCTGAGTTCTCTAAGTTTGAGATGAAGGCCAACCTAGACTCACAGCTTAAGCAGATGCAAGAGCAAACTAAGCGAGACTCTGTAGCAGCTAAGATTAGTGCCGATCAGATGAAAGATAGACGCGCCGAAGAGTTCTCTATGAGTGAAATATCAATTAGAAAACAAGAAGCTGACCGTAAGGACGTTGAAATGTCTAATAAGATGGCTACAGGTCAGTCGGGTGTTTAATAATGTTAAAAGATTCACGTAATTACTTCACGTTTACTCAAGAGCTAGAAGACCGGATTAGTAAGCTAACCGTCATAGCTCTTAACCCATCGACACCTAACGAACTATCCCTAAACGTTCGTATTCGATTACATCAATTACAAGAAGTTCTTAAGCTCGCTTCGGGCGACATAATAGAACTCAAATAGTTACGCAATAGCCTAACACAGAATTAGATAGTCTCCCTCCTTCGGGACGCTGACTGTCGCCAAGAGGAAACCCAATGGAACAACAACTAAGTAACTCTCAAGAAGAAGACTTTGAAGCTGACTACCTGGCTGAATGGGGTGATGAACTCCCTGAAGCTACTAGTTCACCTACTGAGACTAACAAGCCTTCACCCGTAGATTCCGCGTCTACTAATGAAGCTCAATCTGAAGAACCTACACCCTCCCTAGATAACCAAACGAGTAAGGCTGCGGAGCCAGAAAGTGAGGACATCTACGCTGGACTGTCGGATAAGCAGGCTGAAGCTATACGCCAAGCTGAGAGAAACGAAAAGGCTAACCTAGGAAGATTCCGAATTGCCAAAGATAAAGCAGACCGCCTTGAGCGAGAGTTACAGGAAGAGCGGAAACGTTCTACTGAGCTTGAAGCTAAAGCCCGTCAGCCTACTCTATTTGAGCAAGACCACCCTGATTACTACAACGATCTTAAAGAAGACCTTAAGAAAGAACTAGCTAGTCAAGCGGTCGTTCCTGAAGTGAACACAGGAGAAGCAGCAGTTGAGTCTATTCTTACTGCGCACCCTGACGCTGGAGATTTATATAACTCCGACGAGTTCAAATCATGGATAGGAAACCAACCTAAATACGTTCGTAACACCATTGAGTCCTCAGACCCAGAAGACGTAATTAGCGTCTTAGACTCCTATAAGTCCCATCAGTCCGTAAGTGAAGCTAGTAGACCTCAAGGTTCTCAAGATGCTTTAAGACAGGTAGCACATACAGGTGGTAGTCCTGCAAGACCCAACTTGAGCAGACCACATGATATGTCTTCTAGTCAACAATACGATGCTGAATGGGAACTCGATGATTAATATTTAAGGATTTATCCCAATGGCTTTAGAAAATGTATATGGTGACATCACTGGTACTGTAGCGGCACAGTTAGAAAAACAAGCTTTACGTCACGTACAGCCTTTCTTGTGTTTAGAATACGGTGCTAAGAAATTTACCCAACCTAAGAATGCTACTCAGACTATGCGCTTTCG